AATTATTGATATATAGATGATTTATCTATATTTATTTGGAACTTGTTTTCATTTTATATATGTCTTTATGATTATTGGTAAGTATAAAGGGGAATCATAACCAATATGATTATCATCTTCTTGAGCCTATACCTCTTACAGAGGAATTACTTTTGAAGTGCGGTTTTACAGAATTGTATTCAGACTCAAAGGGCTATATATATAGTGTCAATAATATCGAGTTTATTCGTTCCTATTTTGATACTCCAAGTTACTTTATAAAAACGAATGAAGAGAACGTATTATTTGAAAAGCCCATAATCTATCTTCATCAGCTTCAAAATATATACTTTGCCTTAATAGGAAAAGAACTTGAAGTGAATTTATAATATATCATCTAATCATATTAGGCGTGATTCCATTCGGTTTCACGCCTTTTTTATATCATTTTACGACAATCGCTTCATTGTCGTGTATCACCTATCTGATAATTTTTCACCTTCTTTATAAATAACGAAATTTACCGTAGAAATTTATAAATCAAATTCATACGGTATGAATATTCAAGAACTTATTTTAGCAGGGCTGCAACAGAAATTCGCTGGGGTGGACACTGCTATCTTAACCCGAATTGCCACTAAGAAGGCAGAGGGTGTAACGGACGAGACAAAGGTAAACTCCATTGTTGAGGGTATCGGTTTTTCGGACGTGCTTAATTCCTATGGTGATTTCCGTGCTGGGGATGCTTCCAAGACCGCAGTTTCCAACTACGAGAAGAAGCATAACCTTAAAGACGGTAAGCCAATCGAGACTACCACAACCACCAAAACGGAAGAGAATAAAGACGATGTGCCTGCATGGGCGCAAGCTTTAATTGACTCCAACAAGAACCTTTCTGATAAGCTAACACAGTTTGAAACGGAAAAGGCTCAAGCAACACGTAGCCAGCAGATTTTGGCAAAGGCAAAGGAGTATGGTATTCCCGAAAACTACGCCAAACGATGCGCCATTAAGGACGATGAGGACTTGGACGCATACTTCAAGGACTTGAAGCAGGAGTTTGCGAATGACGGCTTTAAGGGTGTAGTTCCTCCAGATACAGCAAAAAAAGAACTGGAGAATGAGACTCAGGCGTTTGCGAAAATGATTGCAGACGACACTAAAGAAATTGTAGAACAACAAAAACAGTGATTTTATGGCAGCAGGATTTAAGTATAATCTTGAACCGGAAGTTGAGCAGGAAGAACGCTACGACGTAGAAACCGGACGCAGACGCAGAGGTCCGTATAAGTTGGACACAACCAACCTCGTTGTCGGCTCGTACTTGCCCTCATTCACACCGATTGCAGCTGACTTGGTGAAGAAAACATCCCAAGTGGCTATCCGTGTGGAAGTATATGAGAAGTTTACGACAGGCTCCAATACCACATTGAAAATCAAGAAACGTTCTTTGGCTTACAAAGGTATGCACTTGGGTAACGGTGCGCATGGAGCGACAATCAACGCTATTGACAAGGCTGACAAAGCTTTTGATAAGCTGACGTTAGCGGCAGACTTTGGAGAAAATCTAGAAGCTGGAACAGTTCTTTACGAAGCGACAGCCGCAGACGGTACAACGCCCAAAGTTATCGCAAATTCAGCTCTGTATGAAAGGAAGCAGGTAGAGGATGGCATAGTATTGGTTTCCCTTTTGATGCGTGCGTTTGAAATCGAACCGACCAAGCTGGTAATGCCTTTCGCAGATATTGACAAGGCGAATATGCCGCACTTCCAGTTTAATGCTCAGGATGTCAAACAAGAAAAAGACACTGTATCAATTCCTAAGGCTTCTTCTAGTCAGGACGGTTTGATGAGCAAGGAAGATAAAGCCAAATTGGATGGGGTTGCAGCACAAGCTAACAAGTATACTTTAACAGCAGCTACGACTTCTGCTCTTGGAGGTGTAAAGCAGGCAGCCAAAGTGAATGATGCATCTGGTACGGTGTCGGTAGAAAACTTTAACGGATTATTGACAGCGTTGAAAAACGCAGGTATAATGGCAAAATAAAGAAAGGAGGACGAATATATGATGCTAACTATTCATACATTGTTTAATGACCCGAACATTGTAAATGCAGTGATTCAGCGTGTCCTCCAAACGAGAAAGGACACTATCTACTGGCGGCAGTATCTTGACTTCCGCAGAACAACTACCCGTGTATTCAAAGACTACATTGGTCAGATTACGGGTGTGATGGCCGGTTCCATCAACTCCCGTTATGGTGAAAAGCCTATCCGTGAACGTAGGAATATTGGTTCGGGATATGGCGAAATCGCCTATTTGGGTGATAGATACCAAATCTCAATCGACCGCTTGTCTGATTTACAGGACTTGATAGACAAGTATAATGCTGCCAAACCGGAAGACCAGAAGGCTGCCATGCGTGACATCGTGGACTTCATCTATGACGATTATCGTCAGGTACTTCTTGCAGCCCACAAGCGTATGGATATTATTGTAGGCTCTCTGTTGATGACCGGAGCAGCAAGCGTGAAGAATAAGGACAAAAACGCAGGAGGTGTTGAATTACTGAACATCGACTTACCCTTCAAGTTCATCAAACCGGGCACTGAAGATAAAGACCATTTTATCACGTACTTGCAGCAAACACTTAATGAATTGAGAGCTATCTACGGTACATTCCCGAAAATGATTATGAGCCGTGGCACATTCGTCAAGAATATTATCGGTTCAAGTGAATTTGGAGATAAGTTCAAAATGCAGCTTACAGGCAATGAAATGTATATGTCTACCGGGCTTATCACCTCGCAACTGGCTTCTACCATTTTTACAGGTATCGGACTTCCGGCTATTGAAATCAAGGAAGATTATGTGGTAGACCAAACAGGTAAGAATATCCCCATTTATGCAGATGGTCGTATTTCCCTGCTTCCGCAGGATAAAATCGGTTATATGCGCTTCCACACTCCTTATGAAGCTGTGGATGGTGTACCGGGACGTAATTACACTCAGGCAGATGGCGATATGCTGATTTCAGGTTACAAGGACGGCAATGGTCGCTATCTGGAATACACAGCCGAATGGATTCCGCAGATTGCGAACCCGAACCTGATTGTGAACTTCGATTTGAGTGAGATGAACGCATGACAGTAAACGATTATATATTACAGAAGTTTCAGACCTTCGGCGTTAACTTGTCGGAGGCTGACCTTTTCGATATATGTCTGAACGCAAAGATAAGCGGAGGGGGGGAGATGAACGAGGATTGCCAAACACGGGTGTCGGTGGCAATTGCGAAGTTCATCCCCTCTCTATTGCTTCGTGCCACTTCCATCAGCGAAAGCGGTTTTTCTATGTCTTGGAACATTCAAGGCATTAAGGATTACTATTCATTTCTGTGTAAACAGTACGGTTTGAAAGACGAACTGGGTAACAAACCTAAAGTGACTTTCTTATGATATTCGCTCCACACATATTGCAGGTAAAAGTTATCACCCCGATGGATAAGGATGACTTTGGCAGACCTATTCCCGGAACAGGTGGTGAATACTGGCAGGAAGTATGCAAGTGCCGTTGTGATGATAACACGACCAAGGAGTTTAAGTCAGAAAACGGCTCAGTATATCGCCCTAACTATCATGTAGTATGTGAGAAAAGAATTACTGTCAAGGCTGGCGATGAAGTACGTTGCATGGATGGTGATGGCGTAAGAGGTCAAGGCGAAGTCTACACGGTAAAGAGTACAAACTACTTTAACTACTCGGAATTATGGATGTAGATTTCGATTTCTCAGATGTCGACTCCTTTTTCGATGAAGGAGAATGGGAGGTCGAAAAGAAGATGATTGATGTAGGCGATGAAGCCGTGAAGTACGCGGAGGAACATGGCGATTATCAAGACCACACACTCACTTTGAGAACGTCCAATGGTTACGATGTCGATAAAGACGGTTTGACGCTGAAAAACGAAGCGGAATACGCTTCATTCGTGGAATCTAAGGGATTTGATGTTTTAAGTAGTGCCGCTTTATATGCGGAGAAACGATTAAAAGAAGAATTTGAATGATAGTAACCACCGACATAGGAAACATCCTCTACCGGGATTGCAAGGCTTTCGGGATAGGTATAGTGCCAGCAGGAGAAACACTGACGGGTGAATTGACCTCTGAAAGAATCGTTATCCACACGAAGAAACAACAGCCGGGAAAGTATTGGAAGAAATCTTTCGCAGAAGTGAATCTATGTGTACCCAATTTAAGCGAGAATGAAGCGAACACAATCCGGCTTAACGAACTTGAAAGAAAGGCTGGCAAGTTGCTTGATGATGTAGTAAGTACCTATGACGGTACAACCTATCGTTACTCTATCGAATCAATTGGTACGGAAGCGGATATAGCTTTGAAATGCCATTACGTGAATGTGAGAATTTTATTTGAAGTAATAAATGTAAAACTATAAGATTATGATTTCAGCAGTAGGAATAAAAAGAATCTTGTTTGCCGATATTGATAAGGTAACGGCAGACATTACCCCCGAAATCGCAAAGACTTTGATTCAAGCCGCTATCAAAGCGAAAGATGAGGTTTTGAATGTACACGGGGAAACGTGGCAGATTGAGGAAACGGAAGCCTCCGTCACTGGGTACAAGAACCAATTAACGGGAAAGAATTACCGTTTCGATGATGTGCCGGGAGAAGTATCACCCACTTTCTCTATCGGACAATATGACTGGAAGACAAAGAAAGCGTTCATGGGGGGCGATGTTATTCAGGCAACATCTAAAGATGTGGGTTGGAAGCGTGCTTTGGATAAAGTTATTATCAACAAAGCATTGTTCTGTCTGACCGATGATGATGTCTGGTTCATCTTCCCAAAATGCCGTATTGTTTCCCGTGAAGCCAATACGGATAAGGCAATTGCAATCGCTGTAAAAGGCTTGGTGCAGGAACCGGGAATTGAAGGTGTTTCTTCTGAGTATAACTACGAAGAGGGGCAGATTAAAGCTTTGCAGGCATGAACTACAGTAACCATTGTACCCACTCCTTCCGATGCGACCGTAAAGCTGGACGGTGTAACGGTCAAGTCAAAGCAGGTGAATGCTGGAGCTACCGTTCACTATGAAGTGTCGAAAGTGGGGTACGTCACTCAGTCAGGAGATATTAAAACCACTCCTTCTGAAGTTGATACCACTCTTAAAAAAGAGATAACATTGGTAAAAGTACAAGAGTGATAACCGGGGGAATGGATATGCGCCATTCCCTCTTTTAGTTTAAGAATATGAATCAAGCAGCAAAAACGGTTTCTGACGCCTTGTTAGGGCTGGATTTTAAAAATGTAGAGATAGGTGGAATCGTTTATACCATCAAACCGCCTACAATTAAAATTATCTGTCGTGCCATTCATCATTTTTCCAATATTGGTATGACTGGAGATAATGTTATGGAAGCTATTAAAGAACTTCCTGAAGCTACTGAAGATATGCTGAAAGGTATTTCATGCTTCATCTGCGGGAATGATAGTTTGGTCAAAGAATTGGAGAACGGCACTTTTGAAGAAGTCAAAGATGCCTTGGAAGTCTGTTTCTCTATGATGGATATTTCGGCTTTTCAGTGTGTCAGCTCGATGAGGAACGTGTCGATGCTGGCAGCAAGACCGAAACAGTAGGAAACACAACGTTCTTCGGGCAGATAGCCCATTTGATTGACACGCTTCATTTGAGTTATACAGAAGTGTTTGAGGTTATCCCTTATAGGAATCTGTTGATGATGCAACGGGATAAGTTACACGCAGTATATGGTGGTCAGAAGGTGAATAGAATCAGCGGTAAGGAATTAGCTAATCGTAGGAAAAAGAAATAGATATGGCGAAATTATATTGTTTAACTTTTAAAATTTTAAGCTGAATCAAAAGAAGAAAAAGTTTAGATGATTTATCGGCACAGAGATGGAGATTAGCGCAGACTAACATTTCTGATGCAAGAATGAAGAGAGTTAATGCCGCATATCGGAAGTATGCTGGCAATATTCATTCTCGTGTAGGTAATTTCGGTGAATTAACCGACAGACAGTACGCCCGTAAGTTCTCGCGTAGGTCTTATGTGGGGCTGAATGGTGAGTAAAGAAAAAGCCGGAGAAATCCGGCTTTAACTAAATAACTTTATCATGAGTAGGATCGTAAGTCATTTCTCTATTCTTTTTTTCTATACGAAAATCTTTTATTTTTGATGAAAGTGATTTTTCTAGAGTTTGTTTTGCTTTGCGGTACGTACCATCGTTTGATGGATGCCGCGAACTAACAATAGCTCCTATAACTTTTTTATCTTTTAAATACCCTTGATTGTAGAATAAGTTCACTGTATTGCCAATTTGCGTTACAGCATGTGCTATATCTGTTCCCTTTAGTTCTACAAAAATATAAATACAATTGGAAGGCGAAGTTGGTGTATATACAAATAAATAGTCACACTTTCTATGTTTCGATGAACTGTCAAAATAACCGTCAATTTTTATTTTGTCAACTTCAGAAACCTGCTTAGATACAATAGTGAATTTACTTTTATTCTCGCCAACAGTGAAACGTGAAGTACATCTACATTTAGATAACTTATATTTGTCATCAAAAGATGTAGTGTCCGTAAATTGAGTTTTTCTTTCAAAGCATTTACAACCCATCTCTTTCGATATTACAAAGTTCATCAAAAATATGTCCTAGTTCGTTGGACGCTTCGTCAATATATTCTGCGCCTAAAGATTTAATGTCAGTATCTCTTATGTCTTTAACAGTTCCATTTGAATGAAAGAAATAAGAAGATACATCATCAAAATCAATCAGAGCCATTGAGGGAATGAGTTCTTTTATTTTAGGTAAAACAAGTTTTTTGTTGTTGCTTTTCTTTAATACTTCTTGTGCAAATATTAAATTATCTACTACTGATAATACATAAGGGCTGTGTGTTGTAATCACAATACTTCCATTTGACTTTCTCATTTTTCTCATAATCCAATCAATTAGGAAATGTTGAGTAGAAGGGAATAAATTTAATTCAGGTTCTTCTATCACTAACATTTGTTTTTTCTTACTCTCAACGTACTGGTTAAATACAGTCCATAGGGGAATGATTGATTGAATACCACTTGAAGCTTGGGATAATTTTAATTCCTTATGCTCATTTGTTAAATATATAGTATCGCCATTATTATTAAAAGATACTTGAATATTTAGTATGTCTATATCAATATTTTTGTATTGCATTCTAGCTTTTTCATATAAACTTCCAAAATCCTTTATACAATCAGGAATACTAGCTCCTGCCTGTAATAAAGAGAATATGCTATTAGAAAATGTTGAAATTAACAATCTTTCAGCTGGTATGTATACAGGAATACACTCTTCATAAATGACGCTCATCAAAAGTGGCTTAATGAAGTTTGAGAAAAATGCATTTTCTTTCTTTAGCTTATCGTCTTTTATGGAATTTTTTAGAGCATCTATTAAATCTTTTAATGACGATTCACTTTCTTTTTTTTCTATAAATTTTAATATGAAATCATAGGACTCAGATGTGTTAGCCATCTCCATGAGATCTGCATCTTTATAATTACTATGGAATTTATTTAATTCTATTTCCCAAATGTATTTTTCATTACGATATTGAATTTTTGTGGATGAATCGAATGAAAAATTTATATTGTATTTTTCTAATAAGTTGGTGAATGCTTTAAAGTTTCCTTCTTTGATAGCCCAAAATATAGAATTGTTGAATATTGCGATAAGCTTTGCAATTGTACTCTTTCCACTTGATGTATGACCGATAAAAAAATTATATTTTTTTATTTCAATATCAGCAGATTTTATAGCTCCGAAATTTATTACTTTTAGATGTGCCATTTTAATGATTTTGAGTCGTTTCTTAA